TTAATGTTTGTCTTTGGTATTCTTACTAATTTCATTATGAAATATTTAAATAACTAATTCCTATATGAACATTATCAGTTGAGCTTACTGTTGCTTTTAATTGGTCTTGACTTTCTAAAACCAATGGCACTGATAATAATTCTGTTGATGTATTTGCTGACAATGATTGTGTTCTAAATATGGTAAACTCTGCACTGCTTTGTGAATGATCTAATACATCAAAAGATATAGTTGGTGTATTAGCTGTGTTATTAGTAACTCTAATAGATTTAATTATTATTGTTTCATTTGATGCTGTTGTAATTAAAGATGTTTCAGCAGTTGTTGTAAGTTCTTTTCCAAGAAATTTATATTGGTTTGCCATCTGATTTTTTTTCTTGAGGTAAATAAGATAATAGATGCTGTAGTTTAGAATAATTTTTTTCTTTTACTTCTATCCAGTTATCTATCTCTTTATTAATATCTGTATGTTCAGGTATAATTCTAGGATTTTTAAGAAGTAGTTTTATGTTTTCGTCTGCTTCTAAAATCTTAGACTCATAACCCTTACGCAAGGATTCTATTCTGTTAATCATTATTGTTTCGGAAATTTTACTTTTGTTTTTTTAACTGTTTGGTAAAAATCGTAAAACTTATGTTGTAGTTCTGCATCCTTATCTATTGTGTGCCAAATCATATCTAGCTGATCCCCTATAGGTGGGTAATCAGTTGCTCTATCTCTTTGATATTGGTTAGCATCATACTCTGCTTGTACCTCTACCATCTTAGCTTCTATGTCAGCTTTAGATATTTCTGGTGTTCCATCATGCCATTCAATTTCGCAAGTGTTAATATCTTTACCTCTTACAACTACTTTTGCTTCAGGATTTATTTTAAGTATTGCTTCTATAATCATTATCCAGCTATCTCCATAATTGTTAAATTAACATTCCAATTACCACTATCTGTTGTATTAAAATAAACTGCATTTCCTGTTTGACTATTAAAATAAGGTGCATATTTAACTGCACTTGTAGTGTTAGGACTATCTAAATAGGTAAAACTATGAGGTAATTGTAGTTGACCAGAAGCATTTACTGCTCTCATAACATAACCTAGTATAGAATTTGTACCATCAACATCAGTTGCTAACATTACATCTTCAGAACCACTACCAATTTTTCTATACAGTGCAACTTTCATTTCTCTATCATTATTTATATAAGCATTGCCACCACCAATTAATACTAAAATTTTATTACTTGTTGAAGATGGTGTTAGTGATACTTCAAAATTTGTTCCTGCTTTTTGATTACTACTACTTGTTGTACTTGCATCTCCTCCAAAATCTACTGAGGCAACTTGCAGAACCTTACCACCTACACCAGCTGGTAGAGCTGTTATGCTTGATAATGTATTATTGTTTGGTTTAATTATTGCCATTACTCTCCACCTCCATTATCTATTACTGTTCCACCATCTGCTATCCACTGTTGAATTTCTTGGTAATCTGTGTTTGCTTCGTCTAGTGGTACAGATTTAACCATATTAGAATTTACATGAGTTACTTGGTAACTTACAAACTCTCCATCTACATAATTTTTTGTTACTGTATTAATCATAATTATAACTCCGAAATAAATGCTAAAAAACAAGTGGAAAGATCAGCATGAAGAGTTCCAGCTTGACCAGCAGTACCACTTGCATCACTAGCATTAATTATTTGTGCTTCTGTTAAATTTGCTTGATTAATAGTAAAATCATCAACTTTATCTGATCCACTATTTCTATTCATTTGATAACCATTACTAACCTCTGTAACATTAAGTGTTGGTGCAGCTCTCATTGTTGTTGGAAAAGAAATACTTGCTCTCATACTTGAGCTTGTATAATAAGTCGCTATACCTAAAGCTCCAGCACCATTTGATTTTACAAAACAATATCTTTGACATCTTTGTAAATTTACATCAAAAGGCAAGAACTCAAAATCAGATGCTGCTGTTCCAGCTTCTAATTGTACGCCTGTAACGTACCATTCGTTTGATGTGCTATCTGCAAGGTTGACTTGACCTACTGCTCTGTTCGCATCTACTTTAGTTCCCCAAGAAGTTTGTAAAGTACCAGATGTGTATGTAGTTCCTCCACCTAACCAAAAAGAAAGATGTAGGCTATCTGAATTATCATTATCAAACGCACCAGAAGTATCTCCAGCAAAAGTTAATGTTTTCTTTTCCCAAGTATCAGCAGCAGAAATCGTATAAGATTGCGATATAGTTCTATTATTATCTATATCTCTTAATTCAACTATATATGTTCCTGTTTTATTTGATCTTACCCAAAATGAAGCTGTTAAACTTTCAGCAGATGAAGTTCCTTTTTTAAGATACTGTAAATTTTGACCTTCTATTCTATGTTGAATTTGCAAAGAATCACTTGCCGAAGGACTAGCATCAGCAGTTGTGCAATCCATCTTTAAAGATTTTGCAAAACCTTGACCAGTTGGAACATCTGTTGATTGTGATTGTGTCCAAGTTCCTATTGATGATAGTGCTGACCTATACCTATCGATTGTATGATACCCAGATGAAGTTATGGAAGCAGTTGAAGTTGCTCTTTGAGCAACACTCATATCTCCATTGATAATGATGTTTTTAAATGCTGATTGATTTTGTACTGCACCCGAAGCTAGATCAGAACTAGTTATCGTTCCGTCTGTTATTGCTGCCGATGTTACTTTATCTATTGCCATTATGGTTTGCTCCAAATTTCATGTTTTAATACTATATTAGGAAACTCACCAGAAGTTTCTAATAATGTATCATATTCTGCTTCTGTAGTATAATCTTGTGGAATATCTCTTAATGATTGTCTCCAAGTTTTTATATTATCAGGCATAGTGTAATCACTATTTGCCATATAGTCTGTTTCTTTTAATCTTTGATCTCTCATTTTTCTTATTTCACTAAGTTTTCTTTGAGCAGATTGTGCAGCATACTCTTCTTCTCTTGCAATAATTTCTGCCTCTTCTTCTGCTGTACAAAGAACTCTTTCGCCATTTAATAATTTATATTTTGCCATTATTTTTTAATCCCATAAAGTTGATAATCCATTGTTTCAATGTTTCCTGAGGACATAAAAACCCTAACTCCTGTACAAGCACCTAAATCTGTCATTTGAAACCCACCTCCAGCAACAAAAGTCATTTGATTGTTTGCAGCGGCAGTGGTTCCAATAGACCTAAATTGAATATATTTATGTCTGTCGGTTTTGTATGGTTGAAAAATATCTATTATGGAATGACCAGACCTATCTTGGTTTGTGTCCATATGTGCTGATACATAGAATCTATCGTTAGAATAATAAGCATTGTAATTTTCACTTGTGCTATGATCATCCACTGAGTTAAGACCACTATAGAGCCAATAATAATAAGTTGTGGCATAACTTCCACTTAATTTTAATCTTAAATTTATTGCTGAAGCTGTAGCTGGGTGTACTGCATTTAAAACTAATCTGTAATTTTCATATGTGCTTGAAAAATAACCTTCTATGTCAACTTGTGAAGTTGAGCTTGTAACTTCACCACTTGCTAATTTTACAAAATCTGAACTTGCTTTGATATATGAATAATCCATTCGTTTTAAAACTCCTGCATCACTTACTAATAATTCATCTGTATCTGCAGGTGCTTCTGCAAGTTCTGTTTGACCAGAAATAACATTTGCATTTAAATGTTCACTTTCAACTGCTCCATCAGCAATTTTTGCTTCTGTTATTGCATCTGCTGCTATCGCTGCAGTGTTAACTGATCCTGCTGCTGGTGCATTTGTTGCAGTTGCTCTACCTAAGAACACACAATACATTTCGTCCGTACCATTTGTTAACGCTGCGGATAGTGTAAGAGTAGTGCCCGATGCAGTGTATGCTTTACCTGAACCAGGTTCCTGAATAATGTTGTTAATTACAAGTCTGATATCATTTTCGTTAGTTACGGAATGTGATAGCGTGTACGCAGTTTGAGAGTTTACGATTGTAAATACTTGTCTCTCAAAACTTATGAAACTTCGGGCTGGTGCGTTTCCTAAATATGCCATGAATCTCCTTACGTACTAATTGCATCGACAACAGACATCCAAACACTTAACGAACTTGCCGTGTCGGACTGTGCTTTTACCACGTCTCCCGATTCAATTACTATTTTACTTCCACCGTCTATAAGTTCGAGCGATCCGCCCGCAACTATCGGTGCATTTTTAATTAAGTAGTGGTCCTGAGAACCACTTGTTACAGTGGATGTAATAAATACACTCGCACTTATTGTTGATGTAGTTGTGTTTGCTAAACGTATGGAAATTATCGCGTCATCAGAATCACTTGTGTGAATAGTAGAAGCTGATGTTCCTACGTCTTGATCTCCATATCTTTCAAAATCTTGTGCCATAATGTTTATTTACTACAGAGCGATTGACATTGCAACCACGAAACCTGCAGATACTCCTCCTGTTACTGTTAATGCTCCATTACTAGCTAGTGTTGCATCTCCTGATACAGCCACTTCTTGATAACTAGTGCCGTCTCCGACTAATATTTTTCCTGAAGTATTGTCAGGCATTTTAAATAATGTGCCTACCGTCAGGTCTCCTATAGTAGATAAGTTTGAATTAACTTTGTTGCCGATGTTTGTAACATGATTACCCATGAATCCATGCGAAGAACATTGATAATATAAAATATTAGGTGTTTCTGAATCTACAGCAATTTGTGTGTAAGCTCCTGAAGATCCAGGAGTTCCATTTGTAGTTACACCTGTTGTATACGCTGTAGTTTTATCTGCTTCTAAATAAAAACGTAAAGGATGTCCTGAGTTAGTAGAATCAGCTTGATCGAATCTATAGTAATATTTTGCACTTGAATCCGCACCAGAAAATTTTAATGCTGGTGATTCTAATCCATCTAAAAAGTATGCATTACTACTAGAACTTCCACCTGATGGATAAGGATGATTACCTGTTTTAGAACCTACTTTAACAGTAATTATTTTTGGCGCTGATGAAGAACCATATTCTTCTGGATTTGGTAAACCTATCTTTGCACCTGGAACAGTACAAAATACCTCTGTTGCACCTGCAAAGTTTACAAGAGCATCACTATTAGAACTGGAGATAACGTAAGTTCTAGCAAGCGTGCTTGCTCCTGAGTTTAAAGTTCCAAAACCAACCTCAAAGTTTGCCGTTCCTGTTTCAAAGATACAGTAATAAGTAGTGTTGTTTCCACCGATACCAGCAGCAAAAGTTTCAAAACCTGAAACTGCTCCACTTAGTGTAAACGTACCCGTTCCGGTAGTAGTACTATTTTCTTTTACCCTATCGTTTAATTTAAACGCCATTTAAAACCTTACGATGTTAAACTAATAATAGCATTTGATGGTGTACTTGGATCAGGGAATACAATAGTGAAGTCACCATTGGTCGCTGTCTTTGTTCCACCAAAATCTAAAACTACAACTAACTTATCACCGTTAGTGTCATTATATATAACTCCATAAGCTGCTCCAAAGGTTGCACTTGAAAAAGTTAAATTAGCAAAATCAACTGTTGCTGTTCCTGTTCCAGTAGCAACTGCCTGACTTGTTAATATTGCTCCTCCAGTGCTATAACCACTACCCCCACCAGTACTAACTTCGTTAGAAACCGATGATGAATAGGCAGTATCAGTATTTGCATAAGGTAATCCAGATCCAGCTGTATATAAAGCTAGTTTAAACTGGTTACCTCCACTTGCAAAATTATGTGTGCCTGAAAGCAATTCGCTTTTAAAGCTATGTGGTATCATATTTGCCATTTTTTATCTCCTTATTACGGTGATGGTGATTTAATAACATTACGAATAACACCATCCTGATATTCGTCTCTTCTTCTTCGACCCTCTTGTTCGATCGAATATGAAGCCAGTGATCTCTTATAAGACATTTCATAGTATTGTAACAGATCTGTAGGACCTTTCAAGTATCCATATGCTTCTGTTAAACATGCGTATAAAAGTAAATCTTGATATTTATTAGATAGATATGTCCCATTAGTAGCTGCAGGAGCTGCTGTAGGAGTGGTAGTATTTGTTATACTTATAGGTTGTTTCATGTATGCTAAAGTTATTTCATAAGTAGCGTCTGGTGTAGGGGCCACAACCCAAAAATCAGCATCCCAGTTTGCATAATATTTAGGAATACCAGATGCGGTTCCAGGCGTATCATAAAAAGTAGCCATATAACTTGTTTCTTTTTTCTCTAAAAAATCTTGAGTATTAGGTGTTACGTTTGTATTTTTTAATTGAACATATCTAATATTTCTAAGATCAGCTGGTATAGTTACATATCTATTACCACTAATAAGAGTAGACGTAGCATAAACTCTATTATCATCTGTATCTACTTCTCTATATATTCTATTTTCTGCATTTTTTATTATAGTATCTAATATTGTATTTGATAAAACAGAGTCATCTACCTCTGTGTAGTTTCTAATATCTGTTCTTAAATTGTCTAAAACGTATGCCATATTATGGTGTTAACGTTACAGGCCCTGCTGTAGTCGTCATACCTCCTGATTCTTCAGTTATAGTGGGAGTTGATCCCAATGTAAATGTATACTTATCTGTTGTTGTAACTGTAATTGTAAAACCGGATGCTCCTTGATAAACAGAAGGAGCTAAACCTCCTAAAGATCCTTCTACATTTCTAAAAACAATTGTATCTCCAGTAGATCTACCATGGTTTATTTCAGTGACAGTTACAGTTGTAGACCCACTAGTTATTGAAAATGGATTAGGTCCTAATAATCTTGCAACAGCAGGCTCATTTCTATCTGGTCTTGCATTACGCAAGCCTTGTGGTTCTGCTACAAATCTCTTAGGTTCTAACTGCGGATGTTTTTTTTCATACTCTGATGTGTGAACTCTAGCACCATTCCACTCTATAACCATTTCAGTATATGGAAATTCCATACCAGATCTATCAGAAATAAATTTTGAGTGCTTACCAATAGCCATTAATTAACCTCCGTATAATATGATTTAGGTGTAATATATGTACTAGAAGAAGAACCGTCTTCTGCTAAAGCTCTTTGTAACTCATCTTCATAATATAATTTAAATTCTTGTGTTCTTTGTGGATTATATTTTTGAGATAAATAAAACGTTAGTCCTGATATCATACATGGAACAAATCTATAAGGAACGTCTGTTGCGTTAGTATAAGATCCAACGTCTTGTATTCTTTTTACAAAAAAGAAATTTAAAAATTTTCCATTTTCAGTAGATCCAGGTGTTAAATATAAATTAATCGTAATTTTATCTATAAATCTTTGCACAAAATATC